CCCACGAGTTCCGCTCGGGGAGCTGGGACCTTCCGAGCTTCTCGATCGAGACGGCCATGTCCGAGGTGCCGCGCTATGCGATTTATGCGGGCTGCAAGGTGGATTCCTTGAGCTGGCAGATGGCGCGTTCGGGGCTGTTGACCGCGACGGCGAGCCTTGTGGCGCAGGGCGAGGAAATCGCCACCACCAGCCAGGCTGGCACGCCTGCGGAGCTGACGCTGCAACGGTTTGGGCATTTTAACGGGTCTGTGAAGCGCAACGGGGTTGCGATCGGCAATATCGTTTCGGCTGATATCAGCTATGCGAACAACCTTGATCGCATCGAGACGATCCGGGCAGATGGCAAGATCGACGGGGCCGATCCTTCTGTGGCCGCGCTCACCGGCAACGTGGCCGTGCGCTTCTCGGATCAGACGCTGGTTAACCAGGCGATCACTGGTCAGGCCTGCGAGCTGGAGTTCTCGTATGCGCTGCCCACCGGCGAAAGCCTGACGGTGACGGTGCATTCGGTCTACCTTCCGGTTCCGCGTGTGGAGATCAACGGGCCGCAGGGCATTCAGGCAACGTTCGACTGGCAGGCCGCGAAGGACGCCAGCGAGGGCCGCATGGCGACCGTCACTCTGGTAAACGATGTGGAATCCTATTGATCCACAAAGGCAATCTTTCGATATGTTGCGCTGAGCTGTTGCTGGGGGCATGCTCTTAGGTGAACCGCTGCTCGGTTCAAGCCACGCGGCCAGCCCAACGGTCGCACCTAGGAGATGTTACCCCCAGTAACAAGTCTTATCTCCACGCGCCGCTCCCTTCCTCGTGAGCGGCGCTTTTTTTGGGACACACTGAAAATGTTGAAACTCTCTTTAAAGAGCGAGCCAAGCTGGCTCGATCTGGGCCATGGCGTGCGTCTATTCGTGGAGCCTTTGTCCAGTGCGATGATGCTGGCCGCGCGCAGTGATCCGGCGGTGCGCGCCTTGGCCGGTGCTCCGGCGCAGGATGACGAGGATGTGGTGCAGGATGAAGCTGTCGCTGTTGTCGTGGCAAAGGCGCTTGCGCGGCTCGTGGTAAAGGACTGGGAGGGCGTTGGCGATGAGGCGGGTGAGCCGATCGCTCTGACGCCGGAAGGTCTCGATGCGCTTTTGGATATCTGGCCTCTCTTTGAGGCCTTCCAGACGCGCTATGTCGCCGGCGCGATGTTGCTGGATGCGGAAAAAAACGGCTGACCGCTCTCGCCGACTGGGAGTTCGGCGGGGGCGGTGAGTATTGCGCAGGTTGTTCCGGGGTCTGCGCAGATTGCCCGTCTGTGGTGAATGCGCCGCAGACGCTCGAGGGCTGGCAGGTTTGGGACCTTGTGCAGCGGCTTGGGGGGCAGGTGCGGCTGGTGGCCGGCGCCAGTGGTGGCGCGGTCACCGGCTGGGATATGAGTGCAGCCTTGCAGTTGGGTGCGGCGCTCGGGGTTGCACCGCGGGTGATTGCGGAGCTGTTGCCGGCGATTGAGGCGGTGATGGTGCGCAAAGTGAACGAGCAGATTGGCTCAGGCAGCCTCGAGGGGTTTAATCCCTGAGACGTCAATGCACTCACGCGCCCGGGCAAGATCCCAAGCGCGCTGGAGGTTCATCCAGTATTCCGGCGTTGTCGAGAAAAACCGTGCGAGGCGCATGGCGGTATCAACCGTAAGGGCATTATCCCCTTTGATCAGCCGTTCAATACGGGTGCGGGGCACGTTGAGGCGCGACGCCAGCGTAATCGCGCTCATCTCGAGCGGAGCCAGATAAAGCTCAGCCAAGACGTCGCCGGGATGGGATGGGTTGGTCATCAAACTCATGTCTTGCCTCCTAATGATAGTCTATGATCTCGACCTCTGCAGGCCCCTGATCGGTCCAGATAAAACAGATGCGCCATTGTCCGTTGAGGCGCACCGAATGTTGTCCAGCGCGGTTTCCGCTCAAGGCTTCCAGATGGTTGCCCGGTGGAAACCGCAAATCCTCAAGAACGACCGCAGCGTCCAATGCCGAGAGCATGGCCCGGGTCCGCTTGATCAGATCAGACGGGAACCTTTTGCCGTAGCGATCCTGTATTGCGCCCGCAGCGAGCTTTCCACGTGTGCTGATGATCATGCCGTCATGTATCACGACGCGATACACAATTCAAGGAGACGCGTGTAATGGCAACAAAACAAGTCTCCGTGCGGCTTGTGGCCTCTGGCGGGCGGCAGGTGCGCGGCGATCTTGAGGGGGTCGGCAAGTCTGGCGCTAAGGGCATGCAGCGCTTGTCGCGCGAGATGGACGCGGCCAACAAGCGCATGGCGGCTTTTGCGCGTCGGGCGCGGGTTGTGGCTGCGGCTGCAACGGCGGCGGTTGCGGCGGCCGGCGTGGCGATGGTGCGCAATGGGCTACAGACCATCGATGCGCAGGCCAAGCTGGCGCAGTCGCTCGACACCACGGTGGCCAGCGTGCAGGTGCTTGAGCGCGCGGCCGAGCTGTCTGGTTCCAAGATGGCGGATCTTGAGGCGGGCTCGGCACGTCTGACGCGGCGCTTGTCTTTGTTTGCCTCCGACGGCAGCGGGCCGGCGGCCAAGGCGATCGAGCGATTGAACCTCAACGCCGAGGAGCTGTTGCGGATGCCGCTCGACAAGCGGATCGAGACGGTGACCAATGCCATTCGCGAGAATGCGGATGCGTCCGAGCAGGCGGCGCTGTTCTCGCAGTTGTTCGGTGATCGGGGCTTTGTGGCGTTCCAGCGGCTTGATAGCGCCACGCTGCGCCAGGCCACCAAGGATCTGCAGGACTTCGGTGCGATCGTGTCGGACAGCGATGCGGACCACATCGAGCGGACCAATGATGCGCTGTCGCGGCTGGGCCTGATTGGTCGCGGGGTTGCAAATCAGATTGCGGTGGCGGCCGCGCCGGCGCTTGAGCGACTGGCCGATGGGGTTGCGGCCGCGGCCAGTGTGACCGGGCCTCTGGGGCAGGCAATCAAAGGGCTGATCGGCAACCTCGACCGGATCTTGATCTATGCTGGCACCTTTGCCGGGTTCCTTGCAGGAAAATGGGTGGCCGGCATGGCCGCGGCGGCGCTGTCGGTGCGCGGTCTTGCGACGACGCTCGTGGTCTTGAAGGGTGCGCTCATTCGCACTGGTATCGGCGCGCTGGTCGTTGGGGCTGGTGAGTTGGTCTATTGGTTCACCAAGCTGGCAAGCGGCGCGGGTGGCTTTGGCGAGGCGATGCGCTTGCTGACGGATTTGGCCTCAGAGGTCTGGACGAAGGTCTCGCTTTCGGCTCAGTCGGCTTGGGCCGGTGTTGAGGCGTCCTGGGCTGATGCGCAGGCGGTGATCCTCGATGGGTTCCAGTCTGCGGTCGATGGCGCGACGGATTGGGCCAATGGCACGGTCAACACCTTCGAAGGAGGGTTCCTCGCGGTGCAGGCCATTTGGGAGGCGTTGCCTGGCGTGTTTAGCCGGATCGGTGCGCTGGCCATCAATGGGCTTGTGGCGGCGATGGAGACCGGGCTCGAAGGCCTGACCGAAGGCGTGAACGCGCTGCTGACCTTGGGCGGCCGGCGGCCAGAGTGGGCCATCGAGGCGCCGGATCTGTCGGAGTGGAAAGCCACGGTGCCCGAGGCCACCAATTTGGGCGAGGCCGCGCGGGAGGCTTACGAGAAAGCCTTTTCGGATGTGCCGTTTGAGGCGCCGCAGATGTTCGACGGCATGGCCGAGGATGCGCGCATCCGGGCGTCGGGCTACCGGGAGGCGGCGCGCATGCTGAGCACCGCCGCGTCGGGTCCGATCACCGCCTGGCAGGCGCTCAAAGACGCCATGACCGGGGCGGGCGATGAGGGCGCGGCGGCGCTCGATGAGGCGGCGGCCTCGGCCGACAAGGTCACCGCGGCTCTGACCAAGGCGGGCGGCGCGGCGAAGGACACCAAGGAGGCGCTCTCTGGCTTCCAGGCTGTGGGCCAGAGCCTGAAGGACTACGCCGCGACGGCGATGGATTGGGGCAAGGGGCTGGGGGAGACGCTGACCGGCGCGTTCAGCGGCGCTGAATCTGCGTTCCGCAGCTTCGTGGAGACGGGCAAGCTGGACTTCAAGAGCCTGGTGCGTTCGATCCTCGCGGATCTGGCCGTGCTGGCGTTCAAGAACGCGGTATTGGGTCCGATCGCAAATGCGCTTTCGGGCGTGTTCGGAGGTGGGTCTGCGCCTGTGGCAGTCTCGCATAATGGGGGCATGGTCGGGATCTCTGGCATGTCGCGGCGGGTGCCGACGGCGGTGTTTGCCGGGGCGCCGCGCATGCATGGTGGCGGCACCGTGGGGGCGGTTGGCTCCTGGGC